AAGGTTCAAAAAGCCGCTGGAAAAGTTGAAAAGGCTTTACAGGGAAAAGGCACAGCCACTATTGACGTGGGAGACTTACAGAATCTACCTAAGTCTGTCTCTGACCTTGTGGGCGAGTCTGAGGTCGTTTTCCAGCCGAACCCGGGACCTCAAGAAGAGTTTCTTTCATCGTCTGAACGCGATGTCCTCTACGGTGGGGCAGCGGGTGGAGGAAAATCCTTCGCTTTGCTGGCTGATCCTTTGCGTTATTGTCACAACCCTAATCATCGTGGTTTGCTTCTTCGCCGGACATTAGACGAACTAACCGAACTGATTGACAAGTCCCGGCAACTCTACACGAAGGCGTTTCCCGGGGCTAAGTTCCGCGAATCAAAGTCCACGTGGCATTTCCCGTCCGGTGCAACCATCTGGTTTACCTATCTCGACAAGGACAAGGATGTTACCCGTTTTCAGGGTCAGGCGTTCAACTGGATAGGAATAGACGAAATTACCCAGTATCCCACGCCCTACGTGTGGGATTATCTGCGTTCCCGACTACGGTCAACAGATCCCGAACTTCAGCAGCATCTCTATATGCGGGCAACAGCTAACCCCGGGGGTGTTGGTGGCTGGTGGGTCAAGAAAACCTACATCGATGGTCCGGAACCCAACAAACCGTTTCCGGCGTTTGATGTAGAAACAGGCAAGCCGTTTGTGTGGCCACCGGGCCACGAAAAAGAAGGTCAGCCGCTGTTCTACCGGAAGTTTGTTCCGGCACGGTTGACAGACAACCCATTCTTGATGGCCGATGGTCAATACGAAGCTATGTTGCGTTCCCTACCTGAAGTAGAACGCCGCAGACTGCTCGAAGGGGACTGGGATGTTGCAGAGGGTGCAGCTTTCCCAGAATTTTCACGGAGACGACACGTTGTCGAACCTTTCGAGTTACCTACAAATTGGCCCCGCATACGGGCGGCAGACTACGGCTACGCGAGTCCGTCATGCGTTCTTTGGGGGGCTATTGATTGGGATAACAACATCTGGGTTTATCGTGAGTTGTATGCTAAACACTTGACAGCAGAAGAACTAGCCGATAAAATACTAGAAGCAGAACAACTCGATCCACTTCCCCACTATACCGTGCTGGATTCGTCCTGTTGGAACAAGACAGGGTTCGGCCCATCCATAGCAGAAACCATGATGCGGGCAGGTGTTCGTTGGACACCATCCGACCGCAACAGGCTGCAAGGGAAGATGGAACTACACAGACGATTAGCCAACGACCCCTACACAGAGGAACCCCGGCTACGAATTTTCGCAACCTGCCAGAACACTGTTAAGCAGATGGCAGGTATTCCGTTATCTAAAACCAACAGTGAAGATGTGGATACAAAGGCAGAGGACCACGCCTACGATGCCCTTCGCTACATGGTGATGACGCGGATGTCAGGTTACGCATCAATCCACCAACAGCTAGGTGCAATTAAGAATCAGGTCCACAAAGTTCAAGATGAAGTCTTCGGGTATTAAGTATGGCGGAACCAACCGACATAAACAAAAATAAATCTACTGCTGGTGCTATGGTGGATGCACTACGAGTAGAATTAAAAGAATTACAGAGTTTTGATACAGTAGACCCTGAAGTTTTAGGCGGTAAAGCTGGAAAACCTATACCAGTTCCCAAAAAGTTTACTGCCGATCAAATTGTTTCTTTTATGAAGCAGTTTCCAAAAATGTTTCCTCTTGCAAACGAAAACGCCTACTTTGGAATTGCAAGAGCATTGACTGTAGAGTCTCCAGACTTATTTGATATACCTAGTTTTGAAGAGTATGAGAAAAAATATGGTGATGTTATGGAGATGCAAGAAAAAGGTGGATTTGCATCAAAAAACATAACGACAGCAAAAGAATCTAAACCAGCAAATGACCCCATGCCAGCAAGCAAAACAACGACTGGACCTAGTATGGCAGACATAGCAGATAAAATCAAGAATCAGACCCTTACCATCGGTGAAGCCATTGAGATGGGGCCGGAAGACAAGCGTTCTGCTGTTCGTAAGGCCATAGAAAAAGCAGGAAAGTCTTTAGACGATTCATGGTTTACTATAGGCGAAAATGAGTTTCTTATAAAATTAAATGAAGTAGGATCAGAGTCAAACTTTACAACTCTTGCTACAGTGCAGTCTGCCGTAGAACAACAAGCTGCTATAAATGATTTGTCTCCACCTCCGAATGTATTTAAAGCAGGTGGTAAAGCCCGTAAGTTGGAGTTAGAAAAAGCTTCACAGGGACGGGGTACAAAAGCTTTTAAGCAAGTTCCCGGTGCACAGCAGTCTCTTCCTATATTAACAGAAGGCATTGCGAATATTAAAAACCCAGACATTCGTGCCGCTGTAGCATTTAATGCACTTGTTCCATTGCGTCCCGGTGAAGTAGCAACGATAAGAGTTGAGGATATTGATTTTGAATCAGGACGGTTTACAGAAGAGTTTAGAAGCGGTAACAAAATCCGTAACGCTCTAGACCTCCCAGAAGTATCTTTAGAAATACTTCGTGATGCTGCGGAAAAGGCAAAATCAGAAGGTCGGGAATATTTATTTTTACCTAAAGGCACAAATACAGACCTTACATCTAAAGAAGTTAAAAAGGTTCGTAATTCTTTTGTAAACAAAATGACTGCTGCTGTTAAGGCTCCCGGCGGTATTGCCGAAAGATTTAAGTCATTTGAGGGCATTTTAGGTCGTAAGATTGAAGGTGTCAAGGATATTCGTAAGATTATCCCGTCTATTATTGCAAGTGAATTAGGCTACGCATCAGAAGCATCGATCATCTTGGGTCACGATAATTTCGATGACACAATTGACGGTTTAAAGGGCATCACCTCAAAGCACTATGTATCGCAGGTGATGACGGAAGAAGGCACAACAGCCAAGCAAGCCCTTCGCGCCTTGCAAAACATGTATGGTGAGGTACTAGGTTTATCGACCTTGAATGAGTTACCCGCAGCTATGAATGTGAACGCTGCAGGTTTAACTACAAAGGATGCTCCAAAACTTGCTGTTATTCCTCGTGGTAAAGATATTGTAGGCACACAAGTTCAGGGGACTTTGACTGATGCTGACCTCGACTTGATTGAGGATGTCCGCGCAGCCCGTAGTCAAGAACTGAAGCTGGCAGCTACAGAAGCTGAGAAGAAACGCCTCGAACTTGAAAGCCAGATGGGTGAACTCGATGAAGCGGCTATTCGTGCAAAAGAGCAACGCCGGATGCGCGAACAGGAAATCCGCGCTGAAGAACGGGCAAAAGTAAAGGCACAGACTACAACGGATTTGACAAACATCAAATCCCCCGATGATTTCTCTGATGCCTTGAAAGAAAAGCTACGGAAGCTGAACTTCAAGCCCCTGATGAAGGCTGTTCCCGTTGTAGGGGCAGTTCCCGTCTATATGGAATCACGCGAAGCAGGAGCAGGTCCATTAGAGGCTACAGGACGTGCAGTTCTCGAAGAGGCTACCTTAGGTATCCCAGAAGCACTTCCGGTAGCTGAACAGGCTGTAAAAGCTGCTGCAGAGCCTGTAGCCGAAGAGATCAAACGACAGGTTCCTGAAGAAGGATTTGTGTCCGGATTAACCCGGGCAATGACCGGACAAGGCATGTCCGGATTTATCAATAGATAAGGAGACAAACCAATGCCGATGAATAATTACAACTACGGTGCATCTTACATCATGGGTTCAGATAAGACCTCTGTTGATGCGAACATGGGTGAATCAACTCTGTATCGTGAAGGTCTGGAGTTCGATACTCGCGCAAAGACTGACAAACTGACTGAAGATATGCCAAAGAAAATGACTAAGACAGCGGTTGACCCGTCTGTCATGAAGATGGCTGAAGAACGCGATTACTAAGGAAATCCAATGGCTGACAATTTCTTGGAACCGGAAGAAGATCAGGCGATCCCGGTAAACAGCCCATCGGAGCAGATGCCCGGTCTGGCTGGGCTTATTCGTTCTAAATTCGAGGATGCTGAGAACGGTCGGTATGCTCACGAACAACGTTGGCTGCAAGCCTACAAGAACTTTCGTGGCATCTACGATTCGACCACCCAGTATCGGGATTCAGAACGCTCTAAGGTGTTTATCAAGATTACCAAAACAAAGGTCCTTGCGGCTTACGGGCAAATTGTCGATATCTTGTTTGCCAATAAGAAGTTTCCGATTGTAGTTGAGTCCACTCCCATGCCGGAAGGCATTGAGGAGTTTGCTCACATGCGGACACCTCTCGATGAAGCCCAGCAGCAGCCGATGGACCCTTATGGGTTTCCGGGTGATGGCCGGGACCTGCCCCCGGGTGGACGTGAGGCTCATTATCTGGGTTCTTACGGTAAAGAGTTTGGTGAGATGCTGGTTCCCGGTAAGTCCAAGTTGGGCGAACCACAGTTGGAACCTGCTGCGGAAATGGCACGTCAGATGGAGAAGTGTATTCACGACCAGCTTCTCGATACCAACGCTGTCAACGTTCTTCGCAAGGCAATCTTTGAGTCTGCCCTGCTAGGCACGGGTATTGTCAAAGGTCCCTTCAACTTCTACAAGCGTGTCCACAAGTGGGGCCGCAATGACGAAGGTGAACGGGAATATATGCCGTATGAGAAGATTGTGCCACGTATCGAGACGGTATCTGTGTGGGACTTCCATCCAGATCCATCTGCAACAAGCATTGAGGATTGCGAGTATGTAATCCAGCGTCACCGGATGAACCGCCAGCAGTTGCGTTCCCTAGTTATGCGTCCGCACTTTGATGCGGCTGCAGTTCAGGAAGCGATTGCCAGCGGGCCTAACTACGTTGATAAATACTACGAAGACACCATTCGTGAAGATGAAACTGAACCCTACTATCAGGAGAACCGCTTTGAGGTTCTGGAGTATTGGGGTGTCATCGATTCCAAGTTTGCCGAAGAAGCTGGCTTGGAAGGCGCACAGGATATGTCAGAGTTCGACCAGATGCAGGTCAACGTCTGGGTGTGCGGTAACGTTGTCCTTCGTTGTGTAGTCAACCCGTTTACTCCGGCACGTATTCCGTTCCAAGCGTTCCCGTTTGAAATCAACCCCTATCAGATCTGGGGTGTTGGTGTTGCGGAAAACATGGAAGATGCACAGATGCTGATGAACGGCCACGTTCGGATGGCAATCGATAACCTTGCACTGGCAGGTAACTTGGTATTCGATGTAGATGAAGCCAGCTTGGTTCCCGGTCAGAACATGGATATCTTCCCCGGTAAGATATTCCGGCGGCAGTCGGGTGTTACCGGAACAGCAATCAACGGTCTCAAGTTTCCAAACACGGCCCCTGAGAACATCCAGATGTATCAGATTAGCCGACAGCTTGCGGATGAAGAGACTGGTATCCCGTCAATTATGCACGGGCAGACAGGTGTAACAGGCACAGGTCGGACAGCAGCGGGCCTTTCCATGTTGATGGGTTCGGCAGGACTGTCCATGAAGACTGTCATCAAGAACATCGATGACTACCTCTTGAAGCCGTTGGGCGAATCATATTTCCAGTGGAATATGCAGTTCAACGACAACGTAGAGGAGATCGAAGGAGATTTGGAAATCAAGCCTCGCGGTGTTGCCGCAGTGATGCAGAAGGAAGTTCGCAGTCAGCGTCTTACCTCGTTGCTTCAGACGGTAGCTAACCCGATGCTTGCCCCGTTCATCAAGATACCTAACCTGATGCGGGAACTGGCTATCACACAGGACATCGATCCGGATAGCCTTGTCAATGATACCAACGAAGCACAACTCTATGCTCAGATGTTACAAGGAATGATGGCAAATGCTCAACAAGCAGCAAGCGCAGAAGCTGGCCCCGCTGGTGAACAGCAAGGAATGGCCCCTAATGGAGGAGTACCTGCAGGAATACAGGGAAACGATGATACGGGCCGTGGTAACGGCACAATCGGAGTCGGAACTGCGCCAAGCGCAGGGGAAGCTGGCTTTACTGGAAACACTGGCGAAACTGAAATCTAACCACGAGGCGGTAGTAAAAAATGGCTGATACTCTCCCTTCATTCTTCACGCAATCTACAACGTTGTCTCCGGAAGATTATGCGAATAGCTACGTTGATTTCTACAACCAAACTCTTGGCACAGGAATCAAAGTAAAGACGATTGCAGAGGAAGATGAAGACGAGACACAGGTTCAGCCTTCTGTGTTGTCTCCTGTATCTGCTGCCCCTGAAGATGACGGTTCTATTGCACCCCCAGTTTCAGCAACAGTATTAGGCAAAGGCAGGGTAGCCATATCTGATCCTACCAAGTCTGTAGTCTACGGCAACGTCAGCAACATTAACTACACCAGCTACGATGATTTTGTAAAAGCCCAGAAGACCGATATGGTGGATTCTCCTATCGGCAATATCAAGTTTCAAGAACCAAGCAAGACAGAATTGGCGATATTTGGAATTGCTGATATCATGGCTCCTATGGGCGGAATTATTGGTGGTGTCTTGAGTGGGGAGGCTAAACCGGCCCCTTTTGGGAATGATTCCTACCGTCCTTCTGGGATAGTTGGTGCGGCATGGGATGCGGCCATGTATTTCCATTCCAAAGATATATCCGCAATACAAGCTGCAGCAGATCCGGCTACGGGTAATCTAAACGCTGGCTTCATGATGGAACTAAATGGTCTAAAGATTACTCGCGCACCGGGTAGGCGAAACTATTATGGTAACTTGCAGGACTTGGAACAAAATCAAGTCCGCGCTTTGGAAGAAACCCTAAAGGGTTACATTCCGGGGTCTATGCAGGAAAGCTATGACGAAGATACCGGAACGTGGAAAACAACAGGAACAGCGGGTCTTCTTCCTCCTGAAGTTGCACAGAAGCTAGGAGGCAACTACACCGCATACGGAACGTTTGTAAATGCTTATGGGCAAGGTGCAGCGTATGGTTCCAAAGAAGCAGCCCAAGAATTGGCTAACTATTACAACGTGGATTACAACACGGCTACCCGTATGTTGTCTGATTTGCGTAAAGAAGCCCCGATGTTTGCAAAAGGGGCAGAGGCCCCTAGCAATGTAGTCAATGCAGCTATTCAGCGGTTTAGGGATGCTGGCACACAGCCCGAAGAGGAAGCACCAGCAGCTGCAGTAAGGGCTGCTCCACAAGTTGCCCCGGAAGATGAGGGACAGCCTTCAGAGGATTACAGCTTCGGGGACGAACAAGCCCAAGCCTACGCCGAATCCTTTGCGGATGTTACAGATTACAGTTACGGATGGGCAAAAGGTGGCCGCATAGGTATGCAGCAGGGTGGTGTAGCCCAGATGCCTTCTGGCTTTGTTGATCGTCCCCCGGAACAAGTGCCGGATGGTCAGACCGTTGCAGATAACGTCCCGGCGGAGTTGCCGGAGGGAACCTTCGTTATCAACGCTGCCGCTGTGGAGTTTGCAGGTAGTGCAGATATCAAGAAAATGATTGAAAATGCCCAAAAAGAAGCAGCAAAAGCGGGGGCAGGGCTTGACAAATCCGCTGCAGGTGATAAACTTATAGATGTAGCAGTATCGCGTGGTGAAGTTATAGTTGCACCACAGATTGCCAAAATCATCGGCTACGACCGTCTCAACAAAATCAACAATCGTGGCAAAGAAGAAGTTCGCCGCAGACAACAGGAAACCCAGCAAGCTGCAACAGGCGGCTTTATCAGCAGGGCTGAAGGTGGAGATGTTGGAGAAGACATCCCAATGGAAGAGACCCCGGTTCCTGCTGAGTCTGTTCAGAAGTTTGCTGATTTTGGTATGCGGAAAAGAAAGCGCAGTGAGATTAGGGACTTTATAAACAGCCTTTCTGAACGCGAAGCCCTTGCTCTTTTGCTTCTGACAGAGACAACAGCAGCCAAAGACAGCCTCGAAAGCATGGAAGCAATCGGGGAAGTGGTTAAGAACAGGGCTGAATCTGACTACCGCGATTTCAAAAACGTAAATACCATAAAAGATGTCTTGCTGCAGCAGACCCGTAAAGGGGCCTTTCAGTTCTCTGGATTAGAACCTACTACTCTCTATAACAGACTTAAAGAGGTTCGCAAGGGGCTTTCAGCAAAAGGTTTAGAAAAGACATTTACTGCAGCGGAAAATACTCTGGACACGGAGCCTGACCGCGCAGCATTTAGACGACTCCCCGTTGGCACGTTGTTTTACACCAAAGCAAACGCACCTAGCCAATGGATGCGAGAGTCCAAAGATTTAGAATACGCTACGGAACTAGGTGGACACGAGTTCTACAGAACATTCACGAGTCCCGAATATCCGTAAGTTATTCGCTGGCTACCCGCAACGCGGCCCCAGCACAACCGAAGCGGCTACCCACAGCCAAGTGGCCCCGCAATATGAGGTAAACTAAAATGGCAAAACAAGCAAGAGGCCACCGTGCCAACAAAGCAAACGATTCCTTTGGAACAACCAACAATCCAAATCTCTACCGCAACAAATACAAAGATGATGTATACGCGGACGATGAGGATGAAACCCCGGAAGTAGAAGCAACAGAGGACACCGAAGAGGCCACTCCTCAAGTAGCAAAAGAGACGGGAGACAGCTTTGCACCCAAGAAAGAAGCTAGTGAAGATCACGATTACAAAAAACGCTACGATGATTTGAAGCGTCACTACGATGAAAAGATCGCAGAGTTTAAGGGTGAACGTGAAGAACTGGCTGCCCAACTGAAATCAATTAAGGAACGTGCCTACGAAATGCCCCGGGGTGTAACCCCACCGAAAACTCTAGAAGAGTTGGCAGAATTTAAGGAACGCTATCCGGACGTGTTTGAAGTTGTGGAAACTGTTTCTACCTTACAGGCAG